CACCTCTTTTTTGAAAATCCATTTACATTTCCGTATTGAAGAAGAAAGTCTGAAATAGTCTACCATCGTATATGTCTCTACCAAAGTAGTCTAATGAAGCGTGAAAGTAATCACCTCTATAAATTACCAATCGATTGTATACATTCGCCAATCTATCAGTCATTTCCCATTTTGTATAGTCTTGAGAGTCTTTGTATATTTCATCCATCAATTCTTTGTCAGGAGTTCCGTCTGCCTTATATGGATGACTGGTCAACCCAGTTGCCTTGTGTTTAAATAAACCCGTTCCTGCGCTTAATGGGGCGTTTGGTGTTAAATAACAAACACCTGCCCACCTTGTAGTGTTGTCTGCATGAATCCAAGTTCTGTCACCTTGTGTTGTATATTGATATGCTCCTGTATATTCGTCTCCCCAATCTGTAACTCTACCCCATTGTGGTGATATAACAGATTCGATAGTATCTGTTATTGAGTCATTTAAAAATGGTATTGTTCTTTGACCTGGGTAATTACCTCGTACTCCGAAGTCTTGTGATAATGCGAATTGTCTTACTTCGTCAGGATTTGAGTAGAAGTTTTCAATAATGAATGCGTTTACTTCCATAACTTGTTTATTAAATTTATTTCATGTTTTTAGTTATACTATCGGGAGCGTTCTGAGCCACCCAATTGAATAACTTTGTTTTCCATACTTTTTCAGGTAATATTCCTTTACCCTCTCTTTTAACTGGCAGAGATAAGAATCCTTTTGCTATTCCTTCTACATTGTTTCCATCAGCATCTTTGTAAAATACCGTATGTTGTGGATTATTTAATATTACATCAACCCTACCATTTAGTCCATTTGGCATTGCCTTTGTTACAAGACCCCAAACAGTATTTGCTGCACCTTCATGAGTTTTTAATAGAATATCCTCAGGCACCATTCGTTCTCTTTTTCTATTGTTATCAAGTGCGGTTACATAATTAGTAAGAACCCATGTTAAGTGAATGTTTTTAGAGTTGTATCCAGCTTTTTTTAGTTGAGGAATTATACTTGTAATATCTGTAACATCCTTTGCCGTAATATCAAACATAATATTAGGAAGTGTTTCAGGATTATCTTTACCTACTAATAGTTTTTCTAATGAACTATCTTTGATACCCGTTGATTTTACTAACTGATGTAATGCCCTAACATGGTCTGGTTTCTTTAATTGTAAGTTTCTTAACTGAAATCCTTGTGATTGAATGTTCCTAATGACTTCTATTTCTTTTGCTGGTATATTTTTACCATACTTGTTCAATACAGAATCAATATCTAATTTACCCATTCTATTTAGAATCTGAAGTTGTTTTTTCATTTTATCAACATCACGAACTTTGAATGCGGTATTATCTATAAAATGTGAACCTGAGAATCCTTTACCACTACCTGCACCACCTGCCAAGAATACAACTTGACCATATGGTTTTCTATTATTATATACAATTAACTTTTCGTCTAATTGTTCTTCTGTTAGTACCTCTAAAATAAAGTCTTTAATCATTTTTTCCCCTTAATGGAAATCGTTTACTACGATTATCGTAATTTTCTTTTTGGTATGGAAACATACGATTCAATCTATCTTGGCGTTTTTTACACCCACAATCTTCTTTACCTGCGACCTCGGCAATCTTTTCAGCCAACTTGTCTAATTTAGTTGCTGATGTGATTTTCTTGATTGTATCACCGACACCTTTTGACTTTTCATTCCATTTCATAAGTTTCGTCTATCTCTACGCTGAATCCCTCTTTACGAAACAACTCGTATAAGTCTTCAACCATTATTATGTCCCCAGTATAAATATCACACTTTCCATTATTATGTACAATGTTTGCAACTGATTGCCCTTGCGTCATTGGAAAGGACAAGTATTTTCTCAAAACACTCACAACTTCGTCAAATGTATGAATGTCATCATCTAACAAATATAATTTAGCCATGATTAAAGTTCATATTGAATAACTTGTTTAATATCATACTTTTGTTTAAATTTTTCAACATAAATTGGTACTTCTATTTCTGCTCCAATTGATGCTTCAACATTTACATCATCTTCAGTTTTTACATAAACTATACACTCTTCCTTAAACAAAGGGTCAAGTTTTTTTATTACTATTTTCATTGGGTCTCTCCAACATCTCTATAAGGTCTTTAATATGTTGACATTTCATATAGTCCTCTTCGGCAATATAAAACGACATCATCTTTTCTAACAATCGTTTTTTAGTAGATAAATCGATAAAAGTAGGGTTGTACAACATAATGTCGTAAACCTCATCCATCGCTTTAACTTCATATTCTTCTGCCATAAATATAGTTTGGAAAGTTAATAAAACTAAAATTTGGACATAGCTTCGGAGAAAATCCACCCCAAAACACCAATGAGACCACTAAATAGTACCCAAAGTGCCTTAACTACACCACTTTTCCAATCTTGAAGTTTAGATAATTCTAACTTTAATTCAAGAAGTTCTTCAGGAGTTGTCTCTGAATCTCGTCTAAATGCCGTATTCTTATTGACTCTGACAATCACACCATTCTCAGGATTAAGTAAAGTATACTTAATATCCGAAAAATCTTCTTTTAGTTCGTGTTGAAAGTCTTTCATCTCTTGAAAGTTCTGTTCCATTCTCTTTAGCTCCCCGTTAGGTAACTTCTTTTTCATAGTACCTAACTCGGATAGAATGTTTTCTAAAATGTCTTTTTGTGTAGATGCCATATTACAAATCCTAAGTTTTGATTATAAATATGGAGTCTTGTACCAAATCGCAGACTTACTATTTGATTTTTCGTGTTCAGGTCTATCTTTTGTAAAATAATACAATGCGAATGAGTATCTTGATATATCATCTGGACAAACTAATGGAGTTGGGTGTCCATGAATTGAGTCATCTGTTGTGTTAAATATCACTGCTCTATTGAATGTTGGTAGTACAGATTTTACTTTAACCAATCCCTCTTTTTCACATAAATCTAAGTGACCATTATAATTCCAATTTGGAGTAAGATATAGTAGTAAGTTAATTCTTCGCCACATATCTTGAGTTGGGTGTTTGTTGTAATCTGAATGTAGTTCTAATCTACCACCATTTTTGATTCTATGAATACCACCACCCTCATAGTCCACATCTGCGATTAATCCTTCTATGCCTGTTAACTTCTCTAAGAACATTAAAAATTGTCTTGAGTTAAAGTATTCAAGACACTTCCACACTGCGGGCATATCCGTTTCTAATCGATTCTTAGACTCTGTATCATATGGAGTCCAAAACTTACTTACTTGTGAGTTTCTTTCGTCTTCAGGATATCCCATCATATCATCCCACTGCCAATCTGTATGATTTGACATTTCATTATAACATTGAAGTGCCATATCGGTTGGTAAGAAATCGTCAAATATAATATGTGGAAATGGATTTGCTAATGAATAATTTGATTTACATCCATCAGCTAATGATGTGTTTATCATAACATAGTTTTAAATTGGTCTTCTATATATTCTTCTATGACCTCTTTCTTTTGGTCTGAGGATAGATGTTCTACTGCAAGTACTGATTTGATTCTAACATCAGGATACTTTCTTTGAAGTCTTTGTACTGCCTTTACATTCTTAAGTGAGTCATCCATGAATGCGATATCAGTATATCCTTTTTCTATGTGTTTTTCAATCCAATCTGCCTTGTCTTTAGGATTATTACTTCCCAATGTTACAGGATACACATTCATTCCATATGTATCTTTAAAAAACTTTCTGATTGGGAATCCTAACTTTCTTGCAGTTAATATTGTTACCTTTTTGTTTGGATTCGATAACATTTGTTGTAATAATTTGAAGTTCTTTCTAATCACTTTAGGATTATTCAACATACTATTGAAATCTTTAAAATCAAATGTATCACCACTCTTTTCGTTATATTTTGCGTATTCGGCAGGACTCAATGTAGTTTCTGTACCATCTTTATGTGTAACATAAATGTATGCGGTACTCTTTGCGAGTGTATCGTCAAAGTCAAAAACTCTTAAAATTCTTCCCATAATTTTACCTTTTACACTAATATACGAAAAATATACGACTTATCCAAGTTTTCTCGCGATAAAATTCATATCCACTTGAATTGCGTATCCAGCACCTTCATAATTATCAAATGGTACAAACTTTAAAGGTTTCATTCTTTTCATAGCAAATATTGCCAATTGTTTACAGATATCTCTTTTTGTTGTATCACCGAGTTTATCTATTGCGTCTAAGTCCTTAGATGTCTTGGCCATAAAGACGATAGTATTACCACCACTTGTAGGTGTCATTACCTTAAATTCAGGATATTCACTTGGTAAATCTGAATTTTTATCAGTAGATGTTAATACTACTTTACCTTCGTCTAATAAATCTTTTAATTTCATAATTTCCGTTTATTTTGTTACAAGTATTTGAATTGCGTATATAATCAATGCAGATGCCAATAATTTCATTACGGGGTCTTTACTTACAACTTTTTCTACTGCAGTTTCTTGACAACAAGAATCTGATACAGGTTTTGTACTACCACACCCAACTAATAATATTGAACTTAAAGCTATTGCTAACATCTTCTTTTTCATTTGTATCCCTATTTTATTCTAAATGGTATATCGTGCTCTTTCCAAAACTTATTAAGTGTAGTTTTTAAATCCTTAACTAACTTCATTGACTTCTTTTTATTCTCAGGTGTATTTGTATCTAATCTTCCTTGTGGAATAATTCCGCTGATATAGTTAGTTACAGGAAATACACCTACTTCATTAATTTCAGTTTCTTCTAATGGTCTATCATCAACTTCATCTGCAATACATCTACCATCCATTGTTACATTTCCAGAACATGGATTCCCAAGGTTATCATAAAAGATTTCTTGGAGTTTAGTAATTTTATTGGTTTTTTTCCAATTGTCTCTATCAAAAACTAAATTGTCTTTGACCATCATAACCATTAATGCTCTACCAAACTTCTTAGTATCTGTAATTCGTGTAAACGATGGTGCGTTCTTTTTTGCCCAATTGTACCATAATCCTGATAATATCTTGAACATTTTACTTGAATCACCATTTGCTTTTAAAAGTTCTTTTTTGAATAACCCTCGTTTTCTATATGCATACTTCTTAAAATCCATATAGGTAAACTCATTTGGAGTATCCATAGGGAATGGAACACCTTCTTGTAAATCTACTTGAACCATCTCGTCAACTACCATTCTATATTTAAGTAATGGTCTTCCGTTGATAGTGATGTCTCCCTTTTCGTTTTTACCAATAGATTTTACTACGATTCGTTTGTTTTTAAACTTACCGCCTAATACTGTATCACCTACTTTTATTGGTATTACTATATTTTCAAAAAGTGTGTTCATATTCTTTTATTTTTTAGTTGTGTTTTGAAACTTAAACTTCTCACCTGTAATAGATAACTTATCTATAACTTCAGTTTGAATGTCTCTCAATAGTTTCTCTAACTTGTCTTTTTCGACAACCATACCAGATACTTTATCTTCTAATGCTTCATTCTTCGCTTTTAATGCTTCTACCTCTTCAGGATTCTTACCTATAAAAGTATAGATAACAACTGAAAGTGAACCAACTAACATACCGACAATCACTTTGAATATATCGTTATTAGTTTCAGGTATCTCAAAAAATGCTAAAAATAATAGAAGTCCCATAACAAGTAAAAATACTGTTGCTGCTCCTATGTATCCTCTTAGTTCTTTATCTTTAAACATAGCTCCTCTTTTCTTAAACTCTTTTCGTTTTCTTTAAATAATTAAACATTTCATAACCCAATTTCATTCCAAACTTCGAATCACTTGGATAATGTGCTCTACCAATATTTCTGCTATCAGATATATCTCTACCTAAACTCATCAAATTGTATTGATGTTGAGGGTACATATCTGATAGTAGTTTCCCTATAAGTATTCCTTGTGTTGAATGCCCACTTGGATACGATGGTGTCTTCATAGAGTCCATCATAGATTCTTTTCCAATATTTACATTTACTAATGGATGGTCAACTACTTGATATGGTCTTGGTCTATTATAATGATATTTAAGCTTCATAATAATAATAGAACTATCATCTAATAGTTTTTCCACCAAAGCTTCTGGAAAATCTAATCCTACTGTTTTTAAATACTTTTTAAATACTTTATCCACATCATCCATTTCTTTTACAAATTCAGGATTCTGTGGTAATTTTGCTAATTCTTCTAATTCTATTCGAGTGTTTGATGACGCATTACAATGAGGTGGATTTCCCATATAGTTTTTGATTGGAAAATCTTGGAGTAAGGATGGGGTTCTTTTCATTTTATCCAGATGTTTTGGTTTTATCTCATCTGTATAACCCATTTGTTTTAAACTGAGTATATCTGATAGTTTCATTTTCCTTGTCCGCGGTATTTCTTTTTGTAATGTTTACTCCCCTTACTTCTTGAATGTTTAGTCTTGGAATGTACTCCAGGTCTCTTCTTACGATGACTTGTTATGTGATTTGTAACTAACCCTCTTGCCATTTTATAACCCTATTAAAACTGAGATGACTTTTTAAGTTCATCAATAGTTTCTTGTAACTCATCTAAATCAACAGGACATACTAAATCCAATCCTGCTTTGAATGTCGATTCTTTTATACCATCTTTAAAAATAAAGATAGTTGGCGCCATTCTCACTCTATAATCTTTTTTTGCGTTTGGTGCTTTTGCAATATCAACTCTGTAATAATGAGTGATACCTTTAACTTTATCCCAATCTTGGAATGCGTTTGCTTCGTTAAACTTTGCCCAAAACTCGACAACTATTATTGAGGTCTCATCATCACCAAATGCTGATTTTTCGTGTATTGCTTCATCGAACTTTGCATCATCTATATAATCTTGACCGAAAACACTACTATAACCTAATAATAATATTGTCAAAAACAAATATTTTTTCATAATTACCTATTTTTATTAATCTATTAAATAGCCATAAGGTGTATCGTCAACATCCAAACCTATTGGAAAGTTTTCTAACCTCATAGAAACAGTCATATTAGATTGTATGTAAGGGTTGTAAAACTCCCCTTCAGCGGTTAAACATATTAAACCACTATGTTGACCACCTAATTGTCCTGCGTCTTGAACTATTACCTCATTCCAAACAACATACTCTTGGTCACCTGGTATTTCAACACCTGCGAATTTATCATCAGGGTTTAACCAAGTGTAAGTACCAATATCTAATAACTCACCATCATCAATTGCATCTGAATCTAAACAATATAATGCAAAGTGTTGTCTGTCTAATCTAATTTCCCCATCATCTACTTGTAGGTAAAGGATAAATATCTTTCTTAATTTACCATCTACCCATTTTGAACCACCATATGATTTTACTTGAGCGTATCTCTCATAAGGGTCAAATGAATCTCCATTTAAACTAATTTCAAAAACAGGAACTAAAGGTTCAACCTCTTCCTTTTCACATCCTAAAATTAAAAATAAACTTAAAAATAATAATATCTTTTTCATAATCTTATCTACCTTTTTGTATCTCGTACAATCTTTCATCAATTTTATCAAGTTGGTCTCTTATCGCATCCACATCATCTTGAGTGTCCATAATTGTCTGGCGAATTAATTCGTCCTTTAAATCATACTCAATTCTGTCTATCTCAGGTAAAGGTAATTCCTTTGCTTCCTGAATATCCCCTTGTAGTGTAAACCACATACCTACAACAGTTGCAACAAAGAATAAAATAATTCCTATTGTTTTTAAATCAAGTGTGATTTTTGTTTCTTCTGATACCTGCTTTGCCATGACTCCCTTTTGTCTTATCTAAATGTGTAATTAAATCCGAATGTACTATAAAAGAATTCACTAGCCCACATCTTAGTATATTCACCTTCGACAAATATACCGAAACTTTTGCTCAACTTCCAACCAATGCTTCCGCCGAACTGATAGTCATCCCATTGTTCAAATTCAGAATCTTGTCTCAATCCACCTTTACCCCAGTTGTTCCTGTTACCATAGTTGAAATCACCATCACCCATTACATATGAGTGGTAAGGTAATAACCAATTTGCGTATGCATGAGCCCAAAACTTTGGAGTGTAGTGATAGAAATCAACTCCAACGATTGGCGATACTAAACCAAATTCTCCGATTTCATCCCATATTTCATTGTTGTAATCGTTAATAAGGTCTCTAAATACACCATCTCTAAATTCTAAATCCGAATCTGCTACTCTGTTACCATCTGGGTCTAACCAAAAATAATCAAAACTACTTTGGTCATTACCATCTTGGTCTGTCCATGTAGATTCATACCATTGGTCTGTATATCCTCTGTCATATCCTAAAGTATACCAATAGTTTGCAATACTACCATCTGGATTAGTTTCATTCACCCAAATTTCAAACGGGTTATATCCATATGCTCTCTGATGAGTTCTGAAGATTGCACCTGCTGATAATGAGAATTTCTTACCGATTGGTAATCTTGCTCTTACTTCTGCTGATTTGTATTCAAAATCAAATGCACCTTGTTTTCTACTTTCGATTTTTGCTATGTGATATTTACCTGTATGTCTAAGGAAGTATCTACTATTTGTCCATACTTCACCTCTTTGGCGTTCTTTTTCCCAATGAAATAAGTATTCGAATCCTTTTACTGCCGAAGTTGGTGCGGATAATGCAATTTGTCTTTCTCTATCTGCATTACCTGTCCAAAAGTTACCTGGCTTTCTTTCGTAATCAAATCTTGCAAGTTTTCTGATACCTAATCCGATTCTGTAATCAAATGGATTGTACTCAGTAACTTCTACGATTTGTGGAATATCGAATATGTTTCCACTTTGGTTTGTTCTTACAAAATACTCTCTACGAGATGGTTCGTATGAATTACGAATATCACCTGCTGCGTAAACAGTACCATATTTTAAGAAATCTTGGTAAAATTCCTTAATAATATTTGTTTTTTTCTTTTCTTTCTTCTCTTCTTGTGCATTTACACTCATTGGTGCAAACATTAAGAAAATCATGAATAATGATAATAAATTTTTCATTGTGGTATGTTTCCCCTCTTTACTTTTTAGCAAATTTTTCTAACCCTGCGATACCAAAACAACCAAGAGTTATATATACGAATGAGTTGTATATAAATTCATTGATTATTAAATCTTTTCCAAAGTATCCAGTTCCCAAGTCAACGATTGCAAATAGTGTCATGACTGCAAAGCTCATAAACCCTATAACATTTTTTTCGTTAATGTCGTTGTTGTCCTTAAATATGTTTTTAAATGCCATCCATTTTCTCCCAATATATTTAAACATAACTTCTAATCCTTTTTGTTAACTGATTACTCATATAAATAGTTTCTTTCCTACAAATCCACTAACATATCTAACAATTCCGCCTGTGGGAACATATCAAACTTATCCTTACGAGTGTTTGTATGTGTCCACATACCTTTTACTCGTCCATAATATGCATCTTCATTGAACTCAAATCCGTCAGCACCTTTTGCTTTTACCTCTTCTACAAGACCTTTTCTTACATCAATACTATCTCTTTCTGCAATCCACAAAATCCACAATCTTAATGCTTCAATTTGTTTATCAGAATATCTGTGCCAATGTTTAAATCCTCTGAATGGTTTGTCCAATGTAACGATTTGTGATTCATGTGCAGTTGTTCCTGCATATGTTTTTCCGTCTTTAAGATATCCAAAGTTATTTACTTCGATACCAACCGAATGTGTATGCATATGTTGTGAACCATTCTTTCCTAAATGCCATCCATAATGACCCTCAGGAAACGCCTGAACCATTACTCCATCATATGTTTCATCATTACCTTTGATTGATTGACCACCTAATACAAACTCAGTTGCGACTGCTCCTCTACTATCTCTACCCCAATGGTCAACAGTTCTGTATGGATTCTGCCATCCTGCGGTGTGATGTAAGAAACAATATTCTTTTTTTGTGATTCCACTTTTGTATTCACCAACTGGAAGATAGTGTCTATTGACCACTAATCCGTTTTCTGTTGTGAATGTCTTTTCAGTATCATCAGTAGTAGCAAGACCCATAGTATCCCAAGTGGAAGGACCAACAATCCCATCAGCAACCAAACCATTGGCTTTTTGAAATTCTTGAACTGCTTTCTTAGTTCCCTCACCGAATATACCATCCGCTCCTATATTTAAAAATTCTTGTAAATCTTTTACTTCTTGTCCTCTTGAACCTACTCTAAGTAACATTTTGACCCCTTATTTTTTTCTACCAGCACAATGTGCTTTTTGACTAAACCCCTTCGGATTATTACAGTCAATTGATTTTTTATAGTCGGAAGACCATTTCTCATCAATCTTTTTGATAAGTTCTTCCAATCTCTTCTCTAAAGTTTCTTTTTTAGAGGGAAGACCTTTATGTTTAGTTGCAGCATACTTTTTAACATCAGACTTCTTCATTTTCTTTGCAACTTTTTGTGCATCTTTAGAAAAATCTGAAGCTTTTGCATCACCTTTTTGTATTGCTCTAACAATACCCATGAATTTCTGTTGTTGTTTACTTACTGCGGGCATAAAAATCTCCTTACTAATAAGTATGTAAAAATTTAAAAGGAATCATCCAATGAATATCAAAAGGGTCACTAACCTCTGCTTCTTCCTTTTGTTCGTTGAGTGATATAAGAGTCACCTTTTCGCCCTCTACCAGACTTCCCCTGTGATTGCTGAAGGTCTCCCTCATCAATATCTTTTCTCCTATTTTTTCTTGTAATTTTTTCATATGTTTCAAAATATTCATCCTCGAAGTCTATACTTCGCACATCAATTTTACCCATTTTTAATTATCCTTAAATTTTCTATTTTTTTGAGAAATTGTTCAACTGAATAGTCTTTGTTTTTTTCGTCTTTGATTTTTACTTCTGTAAGTGTATCAGGGTATTTGTTAACCAGCCTTTCAAGAATTTCGAAACCTTGGTCTGTCCAAAAATTCTTAAAGGATGTTTCACCTAAGATGTTTGTAGAATAGTCTACATCATCCTCATTATCCTCTGGTAACAATATGTAGTATATCATAGATTTATCAAACTTTTTTCGTAGTATTTTACTTTATTAACCTTTATATTAAATATGTCCAATTCGAACTCACCGCATTCAATTCCATTAGAATCGAAGATTTCTGACCACTTTTGTATGTAAGAATATGATGTATTTGATAGTCTATTTGCATCAAAACTTATTTCAATATCAGCTTCTTTTTGTACATTTATTCTTGTAGTTAAATCAAACTTAGTATTTGGTTGTTCCAATTTTATATAACTCTCGATGACATCTTCGTCTATATCAATTGTTATTGAATCACACCAAGGTTCTAAAATGTTTAATATTTGAGAATTACCATTTTCTACATTAAATTTAATATCATATTTATGTGGAACTTCTGGCATCATCATTGCGTCATGTTTTACAAAATGACCCCATTTTCTAATAAAATTCCTTGTTGACCTCATATTTTGTTTCAACCATTCATCTGATTCTTTACCAACTTCAGTTAATGTTGGGTTGAATCTTGAACCTCTACAAGTCATATGATATACACACCCATCCCAAGTTTGAATCAAATCATATCCATTCAAGAGAAATCTATTGAATATGTCTGAATCTTCTTTGGATTGAGGTGCGTATAATGGGTCATGTCCACCAATTGAGGTGAAGTCTTCTTTGAATAAAAACCAAGGTGCAAATATACCTTTAGTAGTTTTTCCATGTTTATATCTTTCATCACCTGTATTAAACCATTCTAAGAATCCATCCTCATCAAAGTCCTCAGGTTCAGTTTTCCAATCCTTGAGTACTTTTTCAGGCCCATCTGGGTGAAGTGGTGGTTCAATTCGTGTCAATGAAACAACACTCAATGGTTTAATGTGTTCTAATACAGATTCTAATGCGCCAGGACAGAGATACATATCTGCGTGGTATATTCCTACAATCGGAGTATCTGCTATCTCTACTAACTCATCATATAGGATTGTATGTCCTACTCTTGTTGGTCCTTCGTTTCTAATTGCCTTGAAGTTTGGGTCGTGTACCATCATATCCTCACACCATTCCCAAGTCCCATCGGAACTGAAATCATCTGCTACACATATTGTTGGTTCAGGACCTGCATTCTTTCTAATTGATTCGTAAGACCACTTGAGATACTTTAAATTATCTCTTGATGGTTGAATAAAACTAATATCTTTTTTACTTAACATAACTTTTTACCTTTTTAATTAAATCATCGTATGATTCTGTATGATATATTTTTTGACCTGATAGTTTAGGGAAGAATGTTTCATATGCTTTATGTTTTACTTCATACCCCTTTACTCCATATATAATATTTTCACCACCGAAATATGCAGCCAATGCTGAATTACCACCTTGTGTTGATATTTGATGTTCGGTTAGACTTAAAACTGCCATCTGTGCTTCATTATATGATAGGTTGTATTCATTTGCGATATCTTGTACTGTTTGTATATTATATTTACTTATCAGTTCTTTATCACCAAAATCAAGTGGTGGACTACCATCTTGTGTAATATCATCTACATCAGGTCTGTTATAGATTATATGAAACTTATCAGAACATAATTCAAATATTGTTTTTAATGAGTCTAAATTAATATAATTTACAGGGTCAGAGTCCCACTCCGTTTGATACTTATTTGATATTACTAATAAAGGTTTATCAAAATTTAATCCCATCCAATTGTAAACTCCCTTGTAGTGACCATTCAAATCAGGCGGTGACCATCTGTCTTCCCAAACATTACGATTCCCTGCATCTTTTGCATCAGGCCAAAGTTCGTTTATCTTTTTACCAAAAAATCCTGCAACATGATTGTGTTGTCTATAATAGGGTACATCGTTTATTTTCAGTTGCATATACTGAATTCTATTTGGATAGACTTCTGTCACATCTAAATTTGGATATAAGATATGACCACCCTTTGAAGTTCTTACTTTTACATCAACCCCTTGTTCTTTTGCATAATTTATTAAAGGTAGTGCTGCAAATAGTTCGTAACCAAACTCACCATGTATATCAAAGGTTGTTGTCATTAAAAATCAAATTTCAATTGTCTACTACTAAACAAAGATTTAATATACTCGTCTAATCTATCTTGAGGTTCCCAGTCAAGAAACTCGATTGCCTCATCTGATTCTCTTAGAGTTTCTTTGTAATTACCTTGTTGGTTTGGAATGTACTTTCTTTTACACCCACTATATTTTTCGAACATATCTGCCACTTGGTTAATTGAATAGTTTGTACCTGTTCCAAGTTCCCAAGCATCAAATGTTGGTTTAGTATCATGAGCATTTAACTTTAGTAATGCGTCTACTATATCGTGTACATGGGTAAAGTCTCTTTTTTGTTCACCATCACCGACAATTGTAATTGGTTGGTTATCTCTGATTTGTCTTCTCCATATACCAATTACTGCTGCCCAATCACCATCAATAACTTCATGTGGTCCATATACATTATAGAACCTACAAATCTCTATACTCATTCCGTAAGTCTTTTTGTATAACTTACATAATTCCTCACCAAGATATTTACAAGCTGCATATGGTGATTGATATGGGTCGTGGTGTTTAGAAGATGAACCTGCGTAAATAACTTTAATACCTTTTTTTCTTGCAAAGTCTAAAACTCTCTGAGTTCCTAAAGTATTAACATCAAATGTTTCTGATGGATTTTCAAATGAAGGTTGTATTCTTGACAATCCTGCCAAGTGATATATCAAGTCTATGTCCTCAGTAAATGAAAACCAACTACTAATCCACTTAACATCATCTTCGTAATATGTTGCACCCTTGACATGATTACTTTTTGTACCTGTTGAGTAATCATCAAGTACAACTACTTCATGTCCATTTGTAACTAATCTTTTAACTAAATTTGTACCAACAAAACCGGCACCTCCTGTAACTAATATTTTCATAATAATGGTATTCTATTTGGATTATCTGTTCCTTTTATTTGTTTTACAAAAGTTTGGTCATCGTGTTCAGGCAATCTACCCCATTTTTTAATAAACTTTTGTGCATTTGTTGATTCTGATTCTTGTTGTCTTTTAGATTTAGAATTCAGTTTATCCTTTGCTTCATCTCTGAAATGAGAACCTCTTGCTGAAAAGTGATATACAATTGACTTGGATGACATAATAAATTTATATCCTTCTAATTGCATTCTAATAAACAAATCCATGTCGTCAAATGAAGCGGGTGCGAATAGTGGGTCGTTACCACCAATCCAAACATAATCATCTTTTTTACAGAAGAATCCGGCACCACCACCTTTTCTTACACGAGTTTCATCCATTGCGGAAAGTTTTTGAGACCATTCATCAAACCAATCTTTATCGAAGTTGTGATGGAACTCCCCAAACTCATCAGTTGATACAAATACAGTACCAGGTCGGTAATCAGGGTCATTAGGAAATATTTTAGGTTGAATTCTAAATGATGAAGCGATTATTCTTTTACCTTGAATAGTCCACTCTGCATTCTCTTCTACGATTTTTTGTAACTCTATATCTTGATTTGGAGCAATCCACATATCTGAGTGAATTATATTTACATACTCTGTTTGTGCTTTGTCAACACAAAAATCCATACCACCACCGATTCCTCTTGGTATATCATTATGTTCTACAAACCCTTTTAGATTCTTGTCTGCTTGCATTTGATTCATTAACCACTCATCTGTACCATCAGTACAATTCTCTGCGTGAATCACAATCGGTTGGTCTTTGTAATATGCATTCTTTCTTACAGACTCGTAAGCAAGTTTTACATAGTCAAGATTATTATTTGTTGAAATACAAGTTGTTATTGGACTTTCCATACATCTTCCCATTTATATGTTTTTGTTTGTTTCATAAAGTTGTAAGCATTATATTTAGAATACTCACTTGCTTTAGGATACCAATCATTTGACTTTCTTTGTTCGTTTATATCTTTACCATCCTCACTAACAACATATTTTCTTTTTCTTGGATGTTCTCTGTTATGTACTAATAAAATATTCTTTACAATATACAAAGGAATTTGGTTATTTCCAAATATTGTTAACATTTTATTCATAAAAGCAGTATCTTCGTGGGTAAAGAATACTGATTTTGGTATGTTTACTCCACTTTTTATTATCTCCGATGACATTACCAACCCACAACCATTAAATTTATAGTTGTATGTAGATTCTATATGTGGTGATTCAACATCTGAGTTTATCTCTTCCATTTTATCATAATCCATATAACACCTCGTCCCATACCATGCGTGTGGGTCTCTTGGTAAATCGGTTAGTTTTGGGTGTTCTAATGGTTTCCACGAATCATCCCACATTTTACAAGTTGAAAAGAACCCAACCCACTTTGGTGTTTGTTCTTTAACTGCCTCGTGTAATGATAATATCGTTTCCATCGCTTGTGATGGAACTAACATATCGGATTCACCCCAAAACAAGATGTCTACAAGTTCACAATACTTTTCGTTAAAATCTCTTCTGTAATCTGCGATTGTATATAAATCATCTCTGACTTCGTATTTGATTTGATAACCTTGTAGTTTATATTGATTACAAACTCTAACATACTTTTCCATAATGTATGTTAACATATCAACCTCATCAGAAACTTTTTCTAAGTCTTGATTTGTGACTAAACACATATCAATCAAAACTTTTTCTTTTGTTACTATTGATTTAGTTAAGGAATCTAAATACTCCTCAAACATATCAACTTCGTACCATTGTACTAAACAACCTGCCGCTACCATAATGTATCTCTTGGAATCCCTTCCCAACCAGGATTAGTTTCTGAATCGATTACCCACGAAACATTTTGTTTCTGTAACCATTGGTAGATACCTTTAGTTGCGTTTGCTACTGACTTGATTTCTCTTGGCCCCATTGATGTTTTTGCATAAACAATCTTTTCGTGTTCATTACCATAGAAATGTTCTTGGAATACTCGTTGTGTATCGTCTTCTGTTCCATTTTCAAATGATGATAAATCACCAATGTCCCATCCAACTGTAACAATCTTTCTACACCCCAAGTACAATGCCAATGGGATTGCCATCTCATACATAATACCAGGCCCCCAAGGTTGTTGAAATCCTATTTCGGGGTGGTCTAACTTCATAGTATCCCAATCTTCTTTTTCTGATAGAGAATGAATCATTTTGTTAGGACCAACTCCACCACCTGTATTTGGATTGTTTCTAAATATAGGAATGAATAGGTCTGATTCTAAATTATTATCAAAAATCATTTGAGGATGAAATTGTTCAAATATTGCCCATGTTATGATTGATTTATTATCTGACCAATCGTATGGTGCGAAGTTACAAAAGTTTAGTAAGTGAAAGTCAGTAACATCTTTTACTAAATTATATGATTGTTTGATTGGCATACATAATTTATCTGCCATAAACTCATTAAGGAATTCTTTATCATACTTTTTAAGTGAAGGACCACCTGCGATTATATATGCAGTCTCATCTTTGTACTGATTTTTTAATACCTTTAACCTATCTTCAGGTTCTTCTAATTTTAGAAGTTCTTCTCGTAACTTACTTGTCTGTAATTTCATCGAATTGTTTAAGTGTTTGTTCCCACGATTCAAACCTAATACCTCTGTCATCTATGTAACAGACTGCTCTTGGTTTTTCACAAGTTATTTCTTTTATATAAGTATCAATCTTATATTTGGTTAACCACTCCCATATTAGTTCTTCACCTGTCTTACCATTTACAAGTGGTCTATCAGGTTTTACTTTAGCGGTAAATAAAACTATATCATAACCCTTTTCATCGAACCATTTGATTGCGTCTATTGAACCCTCAATCGGTGGGTCATACACAGTTCCATCATGAAACCCTTTTGAATTACCATGGACAACACCATCAAAGTCTATTGCAACTTGATGATTGTTTTCATGCCATTGTAGTGCATCGTAGTCTTCTATTTCTTTCTTAAGGGTGTCTTCTGTTTTCATAATTACTGAATACTGGTGTTGATTTATTTCTACTTGAATATGCCCCATAAATAAACTTTCTAAACTCCTTAGTCTCGTGTTGTTTACTTACAGAGTGTAATGAGTTTGGTGACGATAAAAAGAATACTGCTCTATTTGCTTTTGCTGGTACAACTGAGTGAATAAGTACTTCCTCATCGTTGTATAACTTAGGTGCACCACCCCTTGGTTGTTGATAAGTTTCTACTCCATCGCTTGAATGTATTATAAAGTCACCACCACTCCAATCCTTATCATTAAAGAATATTAAGAAGTTCAGAAATCTCTTCTGAGAATCTGCGTGTACTTCTCTAACATAACCATCACCTGCCTCTGACCAATCTATATGAGTAAACATTTTTTGATTTGATAATGACTCATCTGTTAAAGTACATCCCCAATATTCCATAGAAGATTGGAATTTGTCTTTAAAGTAGTTTAGCATTTCATCTGAATCTATGTAATTGTGAAACTCATTCCATGTTGTTGTAGATTCTAACCACTTCCAAGTATCTGGTTGACTTGCACTATTTGCGATTTGTCTACGACCACCCATAACAGTATTTGCCTTTTCTTCTATGAGTTTACCTGGCCATTCCTTAACCAAATTATTAAAGATGTCTTGTTCAAAACAATCATCAATGACTATATAGTCATATGGATAATTGTATACTCTTGCATTATTAAAGTTAATCATATTTCTCGTATATTTTCTCTTCGAAAAATTCTGAGTTTAACAAGTGATTAATTTCTTTCTTTTCTGCTGCCCTTCTATCATTAGTATAATATACTGCTCTTGCCAACTCAATAAACTCTTCATCAAATTTATTGTCTCGTTCTTTTAGTCTAACTGAGTCTTCGATGACCCACATTTCACCATTAGTTTTTAATAACCTTTGGTAAACTTCTTTAAGTTCATCACCACCTGCTTCCCAAAATGGTTTCAACTTATCTTGTAAATAATTTAGTTCATTTGTAATATTAGTTTTTTGAACTGAATCATTAACATTTTTTAATTTTATTTCAAGGATTGATAACTTATCAAATGCGTCACCAATCGGTGTTTTAATTTCTATTGCCATAGTTTTCTAACATTTTTTTAATACCATCTTCTAAATATACAAAATTTTTATGAGATACACAACTTTTTAGTTTAGAAAGTGATGGTCGTCTCCATTTAGTATCGTTGCCCCATGCTTCTTTGTATTTCTTTTTATATTTTTTACCCATGATTCTATGGATAGTTTTAGCTAAATCTTTGATTCTAACTTCTTCATCAAATCCAATGTTTATGATTTCGTTATCAACTTTTTCAATAATCTGAGATGCCATTTCTGCGTGGTCTGTTACATAACAAAAAGACCTTGTTTGATTACCATCACCATATAGATAAAACTCTTCGCCTGATTGTACTCTTTCTATAAATTCAGGTATTACTTGACCATACCCATTTGTTGCCATTCTCGGGCCGTAAGTATTAAATGGTCTAAGAATCACAAAACTCTTTCTTTTCTCATTTGCCCACAACCTTGTCAAGAACTCACCCATACCTTTTGAGGATGCGTATGAATCTCTATCTGCCAATGGATGTAGAATCATTGCGTCATCTTCTTTCGTTGGTATCGATGGAGTTGGTCCATAAATTTCAGATGATGATGCGTATACTACTTTTGTTACTGAAGGTGTACATGCGTTCAATACATTCTGAGTCATTAAGATATTATTGTTACATACTTTAAATGGTATATCATAAAAATACCTTGTACCATTTATTGCAGCGTAGTGAACAACTATTTCAAATTGTTGTTCTTCCATAAACTTTTTAATGGGGTCTTGATAAACCAAATCTAACTCTTTAAATGTAAAGTTTTCATGATTTGGTAAGTTACTCACTTTACCTCTAAAAAAGTTATCTACTCCAACAACCTCGTGACCTTTATCTAATAAAGTATCACAAAGATGTGACCCCAAAAATCCTGCTGCACCTGTAACTAATATCTTCATTATATTTCGTATCTCATTCCTTTAGGAACTTTTTTAACAAATTTGTCGTTTTCTTCGTCAATGAATCTGAATATGTCTACATCAATATCGTATTTTTTACATAGAACTTTCATTGCCTTTGTGTCTTTAGGTAAACACATACCACCATAACCACCAAACTCTTTATTTACATTTAGATAGTGACCTTCACCAACTCCATGGAATAAAAATGCGTCTTTGATTGCATCATAGTTTGCACCAAAATGTTGTGCTACTTTATGGAATGAGTTTGCAAATGTGATTCTCATCGCTTTGTAAGTGTTTGAGAAGTACTTCATAAGTTCGGCATCAATGATTTTGACTTTTACTTTGTGAAATGGTAGTGAACCATGACTCTTTACAATCAAATCATAGTTTTCATCACTATCAGTACCAACAACTAAAATGTTATTGTTGTATACAAAGTCTTCGTATGCACATCTTTCTCTTAAGAATTCAGGCACAAAACACATATTAAGATTTGGATATTCTTTTCTTAATCTATTTGTTGTACCAGGTTCAATTGTACTTTTCAATGCTACAAGACCTTTATACTCCAAGTCATTTAATTGTTTTATTACACTATTAACTGCCGTTAAATCACATTCATCATTTGCACCTGTTGGAGTACCAACGGTAATAAAGTTGATTTCTGTATCTAATGTATCTTCTATTGAAGTCTCAGGCATTTTGATATCGTAACCAACCACTTCGTGTCCGATGTATTCAAATCCTTTTGATATTGCAGAACCTACTGCTCCGATTCCGATTACTCCTAATTTCATTCCCATATGTAATTCCATTTTTGTTTATGCCACTTATTTTCTTTAATGTATTTTATAATATCATGGTGTACCATCTTTGTATCAAAATAGTGTGGCTTACAATATAAATGACCAAAGAGTGGAACTCCACTCGTTACTGAATCTGCCATATTCATAAAACTTCCTTCATAAACATGGATTTCTTTTGCGTTCTGTAATACTTTTCTGTAATCCAATATATGTCCTGCTCTGCCATCAAGGTTTATCACAGGTAAATTTGGATTCATAAAATGTTTTCTGTTAATACCAATCATTGGACGATTCATATTATCAAGTGGTCTTTCATGTACGATTATGTAATCTTTACCATGCGTTTGAACCAACTCATTATATAATCTATCCTCTTCATTTACATCATAATCCCAAGTTAAATCTCGCCAACTACTATGTTCAACACCATCTTGAAATTTTAATCCTATATGTGGTGCGTGATATTCATGAGGACAAGTACCTGTTGATAGGTTTGGTGTCTCATTGTATAGTTTTTCGAATAACCAATTTAGTCTTGGTACTTGTATGTATACTCTATCGTATTCTTTACAATACTTTTCTTTAATTACTGATGAGAACATTAACCCATCACCAACTCCACCTGCGTGTCCTATTGTTATTGCTTCCATTAACTTAACATTTTTTCAACGATTTCGATATCTGATGGATAGTCAACTGCGTGTGATACATTGTCCACCATTACCATTTTTACTTTATGTCCCATCTCTATAAATCTATCAATCTCAATGTCTTCTTCAAATTCGAGTGGTGTCTTTTTACCATAATCGGCAAAGTCTTTTAGATGTTCTCTATTGAATCCGTAGATACAAACTTGTTTCATTGGATTACTGGTCTTACCCTGTTTTGTTCCTGGGAGTGGACTCCTTGAACACCAAATTAACTCATCATTTAGATTTGTGATTACTTTTGGTATCTTTGGGTCTTCAATCTTTTCGTGAGGATTCAAATATGCCATACAATTTATAATATGGTCAGGGTTATCAATCTTAGCTTGAATAACTTTATCAATATCGTTTGCTGATAACATAGGTTCGTCACCTTGGACATTGATGATAAAGTCTGCGTCTATTTCCATTGCCGCTTCTGCTACTCTATCTGTACCCGTTGGACATTCGTCTGAAGTTAAGATTACTTTTAAACCATTGTTTTTTGCAACATCAACAATTTCTTCGTTTTCTGTTGCGATGTAAACATTATCTTTACCCACCATCGAGTTTTGACATAGTTCAGCAACCCAAAGAATCATTTCTTTTCCATTAATCATCGCAAGAGGTTTTCCAGGGAATCTTGACGATTTGTATCTTGCGGGGATAACTATCGCAACCTTTGGGTCTAAGACCCCATCAAGTTTTTTATTATCAAACGACTTCGATTCAGGTATGTCAAGTAATACATCTTCTATCCTATTAGGATGTAAGAACGATTGTTGTAAGTTCTGAGGATACAATGGGTGAATGTGTTTCAATCCACTAACCATATAGTTGTGTGTAAAGCCCCATTTGTATTTTTCCATCAAAGGATTCATCCAATCAGAAATAACTTTTTGTAAGGGTTTACAATTGTATTGTGTCTTATCACCCCAAAGAAATTTTGTTTGGTCTTTTGCGTATTGTAGGTAAGTTACAAGTTGTTCTGTTTTAACATTTCCGACACCTCTACCCATTCCAAGTAAAGTACCATCTAACCAAAGTGCCCCTTCGGATTCTGCGGCAAGACAATTGGCGAATGCAAGTCCAAGGTTATCGTGTGTATGAATCCCAATCTTCGAATCACCTTCGAATAGTTCTACAATCTCTTTTGTTCTATCAGGAGTCAATGCTCCATATGAATCAGCAAAGTATAATGATAGTGGTTTTAATTCACCCATATCATTTACGAAAGTATTTATTTCACTATCATCTAATAAAGATATACCCATCAGATTTACTATCAATTCGTAATCCTTTGATTGGATATATTTACCGATTTCGATTGCGAGGTCTAATTCCGAATACTTTATCGCGAGACGACAAATATCGAATGGTGAATTTTCCCCATCATGGATAACATCATCAATCAATGAGAAATCTACTTCATTACCTTTTATGAAATCCTTTGCGTCAATCATAAACGCAAGTTTGAGGTTTACTGGCTTTCTATTGTCCAATACATCCCAAATGAACCTATCGTTACACTTACGATATTTACCACCCTTAACAGGCGATTTGTAACCCATCTCCATTACTCCCACTCCCGAAAGGTCAAGGGCTTGTACTAAGTCTCTGACCATCTGAGTGTCAAAGTTCCAATTGGTGTAGTACCCACCATCTCTTAATGTACAATCTAATATCATAGGAAATTTGTTAAAATTTTCTTTCGACACACGAATCGTTCCCAAAATGTGGGTTACACGAGGGTGTCATAATAGTCGTTTTGTTTTACTTGTTTTTCTATATCTTTGTGATGGAACAATGATAGTTCCTCAACCCAAGGTAAATTAGAAATCGTGTCATATCCATCGAGTTTCTCGTGTACCTTATTTATCCAACGAATGGAGTCTGATTTTTTATAAACTCTCCATTGTGGGTCTGGCCAATTTACTCGACCTTTATCATCAACCTTCCACCCCCACTTCTGAATGTACTCATCGGTTAATCCATCTACCAAATTTACTCTTGGTACAAGAATTACATCAACACCATTCATTTCAAGGATTGCTGGAAGGTTTTCAATCAATTCATTATTAGGGATTTCATCTGCGTCAATCTGAAAGATGTAATCACCATTACATAAATCTGTTAATTTGTTTTTCCAATTTGCGAAGTGTCCATCGAACTCACCACTATGCCATGAGTAAGTTGGATTTACTGATTTTGCTCTTAGAAATTCTTCTACTTTTGTATCACCATTCTTAGAATCGTATAGAACTACGATTTCATCTTCGTCTCTGATATTGTCTAATAAGTAAGGTATTAGTTTTTGAATTTCTACCAACTCATTACAAACTGTAATTGCGTAACTTATTTTCATACTCTATTTTTATAATCCTACGGGTGGAGTATCTTGTGTGGTCTCCAAATCCGTATCGTCCTTTCGAACTTGTTCTTGTTGTCTTCGTTCTGACCTTGATGCTATTTTATCAAATACACCATAGTCATAGTTATAAACTGTTATCTGTCCTACATTCTTTTCAACCAAAGTTCTATAACCATTTTGAAGGTCTTTGTTCTTTAGTTTAGAAGTGTAGAATTGTTTAGAGTTAACTTCTACTCTCAATTTACTCAAATCTAACTTTTTAATTTGAGGAGTAGTACTTGTTACCTCATTCAAATCCTCTGCAAGTTTAGTAAACTTGTCGGGTGCACAATCTTTTAAATCTAAACAATGAAAGTAATTCTTGAATTTAGGTTGTAAGATAAAGACAAACATATCTCTCTGAGTGTTGTCTCGTTTCTTATACCTAATCTTTGCAACCATACCTCTTTCTAATTTAGTCTTAGAAACTCTTGTAGGGTCTGTTAATTTACTTCTATGTCTACTTGTAAAATCTGGCATTACTTTTTCTTCAATTTAGGTAGTTTCAATCCAACTTGAGTAGGACCTTCACCAACTTTATATTGTGTTAACAACTCACCTAACTTCTCTGTCATCTTATCTTGAGTAAAGTTGGTTTTTACATAATGTCTGTTTTTACGAGACATTACCACTGCTTTTTTGTAATTGTTATAAACTGTTTTTAGAACACCACCTGCTTGTTGATGGTCAATCTTGAACCATTTTGCTTGTTCAAGAATCCATTTGTTTGCAGCTGATTTATGAACATTCTCTAATTTACCACCTACTAAAAAGTTATATTCTTTATGTAAGAAATCTACATGACCACTCCAAGCTGATGCTATAATTGGTTTACCACTAACACATGCCTCAAGTAATGGTCTACCGAATCCTTCACCATGAGTAAATGATACATGAGATTTTACTTTTGGATGATTGTATACTGAATTCATTTCTTCATCGGTCAAATCACCATCTAAAATATAAATATTAGGAAAGTTAGTTCCACCGATTCTATTTTTACATCTTTCGATTGTTTTTCTTAGTCGATGTATATTTGATATTGATGGTTGTCCATTATTAGTTTTTAGAACCAACGCAGGTTTAGTTTTGTTTTTAAAAGATGTTCCCTTAAATGTATTCAAAAATACTTTTACTAATGAATATATGTTTTTTCTATCTTGACCATCTGCACCTGGCAACCAATGACCCACAAATAAGAAACAAAAGTTTTCTGGTATTTTGTCAAATACTTTTTTAACAGTATTGTTTATAGGTGCTTTATTGTCAAAAACCTTTGTGTCAAATCCTTCGAATAAAACTTCAACAGGTTTTTCTAATTTCAACTCACCCATCTTTTGTTTTGTCTGGTCATTGAGTTTATCATAAACTGCCGATAAAGTTCTTGCTGAATGTTCTGACGAAACCATAGTTAAGTCCATTCTATTACACCCATCAATAAATTCTGCAGGTGCATCTGATGTTTCGATAACTGCTGATACACCAATATTAAAATGACCTACTGGTTGAAACTCTGATGGAATTGTCATTTGAATCCAAATATCTGGCTTCGTTTCCATTTTAGGACTGATTCTTGAAGTCAAATCTGAATCATCAGGTGTCAATGCGTTGATAGGAGTTTGTCCCCATCGTTGAGACAATATTCTAATGTCCCACTCATCACCCTTTAACTGAATTAATGACCTTACGAAATCTCTACTTCTTGCACCATAACCACTTCTTGTAGCTATTGGACAACTAATTACACATACTTTTTTCATATCTTGTAAATATCAAATCTTTGTCTTGGTTTCCAATTTTCAAAACAACCATCGATTGCTTCAATAAATTTCTTACCCATTGTTTCGGCTGCCATATCACCTGCACCCATAATAAATTCATGTCCTTTCATACCTGCGGATGTACACTCATCCCTACCCTTACTATACCATTTATCTATTGCCGAACCGATGTCTTTATAAGAACATCTATCATCAAATATATAAGGAGTAACGGGTGACCCTTGTAGTGAACGATTAGAAGGCCAGATTGGTTCAACCCATTCACCCCAAGTCAGTTCGTCTATAATTGGATTATCTTTATCGTGTAAAGAACCAATCTCAACATAATCATCTCCAGTTAAGAACTCACCATTTCTTTTAAATCCACATTGGTCTTGTAATCCACCTGTAACATTTACAATGATAGGAGTACCTGCTCGTAATGCTTCACAAGAACCCAAACCAAACCCTTCGTTTGATGCGACATTCAATACCACATCACACGAGTTATAAAACATATTTAATCCTTCCGTACTTAGTTTTCCATCTGAAAACTTTACATCACAATTAGTTACATTCATTTTTACCAATTCAGGAAGGTCTGTACCATTATCATCAATTGGATTTGTGTGCATGAACAATAGTACTTTTTTATTTGGATGTTTCTTTGCAAACTCTTCTACTCCTAAAACAACATCACCTGGAACTTTTCTACGAATGTTTCTGTTACACCATCCGAGAATAAAGTCATAATCATTAATACCACATTCTTCTTTGTATGCTATTAAATTAGTATCTGTATCTGATAGTGGTTTGAATAAGTTAGTTACTCCATGTGGAATATACTTGAAAGACCAATCTTCTCTATCTTCACCATACCAATCCATTACTCTTTTGTTAATACCATATGTTTGTTTGGATATACCTAACAACAAGTCACAACTTGCGTAAAATGGTGCATTCCAATGTGGGTCAGGTAATGAGTCCCATATATTGTAATACATGATTGGACAAATCTGTCTAACCTCATTTTCCATATCATACAACCATCCCCAAAATCTTGGGTCAGTAAAGTGTAGTATTGCGTCTGGTTTTTCTACATTCAATAATTCTCTTAAAACTTCAGGATTACCATAACTTGTATGGGCGTATATCTTTACAGATGCATCTTCTATGCCTGTAAGTTTTCTAACATCATCATCTAAAATGAATTGTTTACCATGGTCGGGATGTTTTAATGCAGCCCCCAATTGTACCCAATCATATTTGTGTACTGTTGATAGTACGATTTCTTTTGATTGTGTTGCAATCCCACTATGTAATCGTAAATCATCGGAAAGTAAAAGTATCTTTGGTTTCTTAACCTTATTCTTAGATACCTTCTTTAGTTTTGGTAGTTCTATGCTCATTCTATAACTTCTTCTTAATTTATTTAACTATAAATATACAAAAAATATTTATTAAATCCTATTATAATCATCATTAATTCTAACGATATCATCTTCACCGAAATAGGTTCCAGTTTGAACCTCTATAAACTCAACGGGTTCATCCGTTTCATTCCATGCTCTGTGCTTTGCACCTAATGGTATTCTAATGGTCTCACCATATTTTCTGAATACCTTTTCATCATCCAAAACAATTGTTAACTCACCTTTTATAATCGTCCAACATTCTTGTCTTTTGTGGTGATACTGATAAGATAGTTTTTGATTTGGATTTACTGTAATTCTTTTTACTTTTGTTGTAGGGTCATCTAACAATACTTCATACTTTCCCCATGGTCGAGTTTCAGTTAAGATTCCCCTAGCAGTTATTGATTGGTTTGATTCTAATTTACTCATTGTACAAAACTTGCTTTTTTACCCCATCTATTTAGTAACCTACTAAAATGATTAAAGTCTTTTCTTGTTATTTCACCAAAGTATATTATTCTATCTGAATTATGTACTATACAATCGTACTGATGAAGTGGTTGTGTTGGATGATATGGTTTATCATAATAATCATCGTCCATTCCACTATACAAAGTACTTGATGTATGTGCTGCGTTATATTCGATATACTTTAGATTCATTTCTAACGCATATTTTCTAACCCACTTCTCTACACCATTCTTTTTACCTCTCGTGATAATTGTTAAATCATCACCAAACTTTTGTTTGAGTTTAAAGATTGCTTCTTTAAGTTCACCTCTATTCTCGTACTTCTCATCCCCTATCAGAGCTACCTTCATTTTTATTAAGTGTGTTTCGTACCTTTTTCCAATACCTTTTAGTTTGTTTCTTTTGTAATCCCTTCGGACCACCATTCCAACACCTTGCGATTTTCTCATATGAACTTTCTTTGTGATAATAATCTACAAATACATAAAACATTTCAATAGACTTTTCTCTATTCCATCTGTCATCAAGTGTATAAAATCTATTATCATCATTTTTGTTTAAAATTCGATTTACATCATTCACCATTATGGGTCTAATCTGTAATACTCCTGCAGCGTTTTCTCTTTTTGCATATGCAGTTGGGTTACCCTCTGATTCTACCCACACCATTGCCTCTACCAAATCATCTAAATTTCTTACAATGGGTTTTATTTCATTTTCTACTTTTTCAATTTTAATTTCCTTAATAGGAATCGTGTCAATTTGTTCTATTGGTTGTTCGTTGTTATTTACCGAAGAACATAGTAATCCGACTAATACTATTGAAAGATTTCTCATACAAATTTTATTCGTTCAACTTTGGGACATAATTCACTATCCTTAAAAGGACAATACTTACAACTTTTCTTGTTTTTACCCATCGTAGCGGGAAAGTCCCCTTCTGTGTTGTAAGAACCATCATCGTTAAAAGCGTTGGCGATAAACTCATCAAAACTTTTTACAATCTTATTTAGTGTTGGTTTTCCATGTGATGGTACAAATTCTTGTACTCGTTTCTGAGCAAACATAGCTTCTTCCCATAACTTCCTCTTAACTATAAAGTACCTAACTTGTATCTTGTCTAAAGGATATCCATATTGTTCAGCGAAAAACTTCTTGTACAATACTAATTGAGCAGTTTTTGTTTTATCTGCTTTTTGCCATTTGTTCCAACCTTTTGTTGAGGTTTTGATATCCCAAATTTCTATTGTATTATCTGCAAGATTCTCAAATACTAAGTCGAGGAATCCCTTCATCATAATGTTTTCATTAGAATCGGATGCTGGATAGTATATTGGTAACTCAACTCCAACTAATTTCATAGTCCTTGTTGAGAAGTATGATGCTCTATTCTTACGAAGGAAATCCAATATCTGAACACCATCATCGTAGAATTCATTCATTTGGTCTTTTGTGGTGAACTTGACACCATAGACTGCCATCATCTTTTTGTACTCCTTAGCCATCTCTTCTAATAGTAGAGATTCTAAGTCCATTTCATTTGCTTTAACTGCCGACTCGTTGTACATTACTTGTAACCACGATTGAATTGTCTCGTGCATCGCAGTACCAAATACAAGGTGAATAGATGGGTCAAAGTCTTTGTGACCATCCATATAGGTCAATTTCCATTGTTTTGGACAATTAGCCCACATTGTATATTGAGAATACGAAACTTTAACATCACCCTTCTGTTCTTTATGAACGGGGAAATTAAAGATGTTAGATACCATAGATTTTTTCATACACTCTAATATACGACAATTTGACGAGAATGCCAAATTTTTAATGTTATTAAATTGTTAAGTTTTTACTTAGCCCACTTCTTTCTTTGGACTATCTGAGAGATAATTCCGTATACACTCAAGTCTTCGTAAGTGTCTTGGATATTCTCACCGACCTCATCAGGTTGCCCTAATACAACCAATTGCTTTAGTCTTTGGATTTTATCGTTTTTTCTAAACCATAACCCAACTAATGATAGTTTGATATCTTCGTCTGATTCTAAATTAGTTCCAACCGATATATTACCTGGCCCATAGTTTCTTTGTTTTTTACAAAATGTTTCATACATTTCATCTAAAATCTTTTGGAACTCTGATGTAGTTTCTGGGTATAATCTTTCACAATATTCTACTGCGTTTTCTTCTACATTTCTTTTTTCAGTTCTCTCACCCTTCCACTCTACTTTATTTTTTCTGTCTTTTATTACTTTAGCCATTTTTTTATTTCTTTTTTATCTAACCCATATTTTAACAATATTTCAGTAATATCGTCTTTACTAAGTATTTCAAGATAGTCTCTGACTTCTCTTTGTGATACTGAGTAGTACTTTGCAAGATACTCCAACACATTGGAATTATACTTGTCATCTTTTTTACCTTTTATGTATTTGTCAAAAGACCTTTTCTTTGGTAAAAAATCAAGATACATTTTATAAACATCTCTTGGACTGAGTTGACCAATAGTAAACTTTTGTAGCTCGTTAACCAACTCCAATAATCCCATATTCATAGACAAAAACCTATTGACCATAAATGGTTCAAAGGTTTTTTTATCCATAACTGAAAGACTATCCCAAGAAGTTTTTGACTCCTTAAGTCCAGATAGATGTTGAAATAATGTCTTAGCCTTCTTGGTTGTCGCCATCAATTAGTTCTTTCGGTGTAAATTTAGGATGAACAGTTCCACAATTGTTACACAATACAACAGGTATTGGTAACATTGATGCTACACCATTTGGTGATTGTACTGCTGGTACTTCTTTATACATTGTTACTTCGTCAAAAAATATCCCACCACACTCAGGACAACTTACTGTCTCTAATTTTCTTGGGTCAAGTTTTAATTGAGGTTGTTGTTGTGGGTTTTGTTGACCACCCAAGTTAACAACTTTACCTTTTCCTTTTTTTGCCATAATTTATTTTCCTAATGTCATTAAAATAGTTAATACCATAGCCATCACATTGATTTCTTTATCAACTACCATGGAGTCTTTGTACTGACCCTCGGCTATATTTAAAATAGTGTGTCCGACTTTACCATTTGCATATGAATCTACTTCATCATAAAGTGCTCTATACAATGGTGTAAAGTCTTTCACTTTTGAATCTGCAATAATTTGTCTGATTGTGTTGAACTTTGTTTTCATTTCACCACTCTCTTGTAAAACTTTTATTACATCTTCAGTATAGTTCGCCTGAATTGTAGAGGTTGTATCTATTTGTAATTCACCTTTGACAACTTGTCTTTGTGCTGAATTTAGAACTCTACGAATGTCAGGATAACCACTATTGACCAAAATTGCCAAGTCTTCTTTTTCAAACTTAACTGATTCCTCGTTTAATATATCAAACAATCTTTTTGCCACTTCTTTTTTAGAAGGTGGTGTTATTGCGAATGTTTGACAACGAGATTGAATCGGGTCAATAATTTTCTCTACATAGTTACAAGTTAAAATGAACCTTGTAGATTTACTAAAAGTTTCCATAAGATTACGAAGTGCTGCCTGTGCATTTGGTGTCAAATAGTCAGCTTCGTCTAATATGATAACTTTCCACTTTCTGAAACCCATTGATGATGCGAATCCACGAATCTTGTCACGAACTGCGTCAACTGAGTTTTCATCAGAAGCGTTAATATACATCAAATCACAATCAATCTGATTTGTGATTATCTTTGCGAGGGTAGTCTTACCAGTTCCTGCAACTCCATAGAGTAACAAGTGAGGTACATCCTCATTTTCAATGTATATTTTTACTTTGTCTAATATATGTTGATTACCAACATATCCATCTAATGTATCGGGTCTGTATTTTTCAACCCATAGTGAATTGCTCATCTACCTACTTCTTTTAAATATGTTTCTTTTGCGTTTTCCCAAGTCATTCCAATAATATCCATGTAATACAATGTATCTGGTTTCAACCTATTCTCATCATGTAACTTAGTGTATCTTCTAATAGCTTTCTTCTTCCACCATCTGATTGTGTAATCATCACCTTCTTCGAACTTCTTTTTCATCTTCAACTGACTTTCATCAATCTCGTTTCTTAGAAACTCATTACCATTATCATACATCATTGCGAAGTATACACCTCGTTTAAATCCATGTTGATATTGTGTACTTTTGATTCCCAACTCTTTGAAAATCATAGACAATATTCTTTGTTTGATACCAGATACAGGTCCTTGGATACCTTCCTTTTGGGTTGTAACTCTTTTGTATTCATCAGCATTATGTTCTTTCATCCATTGATGCCAGATATCGTAAAATTGATTATCAGGTTTAGTAGAAACTTTACCTGTCGATTCACCTAATGTTTTGAAATGTGGTATTCCATTATATTGTGAATGGATTCCATAAAGAGAAGTTGTACCAACTGCGATTAGAGTTTGTCCATACTTTTCTTTCCACAAATCTCTGAATGTAGGTGAAGTGGTCAATGCCGAAACAAGTTTACCACCTAAGAAGTTATATCCCAAAGGTTGTGTTGCGATGATAGATGTACCAATTGTAGTATGATTCAACTTACCATCTTTAAACTTGTTTTCTTTATCCCACCCAATGTATTTATCACGAACACCTAAAGATGTTACATCAGAACCAAGTGATATTACACCAAGTACTTTACCACTTTTTCGGTCTTTAGCAAATGCTTTTATATTACGACCTGGATTAGCAGTAAACTCCATTGATGAAATACACTTTCGGATGTCAGTCCACTTTGCAGTCCCTGCAGAATCTACGATTAAGTCTACATAAGGTTCTAACTCTTCAATTTCTTTAATAGTCTGTTCCTTGTTGTAGATGTCAGTTGGAGTCCAAATCATATCATAAGACTTTGCAAGACTTGGTTTTCTTGCCATAGACTTAGGTAGGTCTGAGTTCCACTCCTGCCACTTTTTATAAAGAGTTTGTTCCTCAACTGGCATACTTGATAGGTATTCCATATTGTCGATGAATCGTTTTCTCTCTACATCATAGTCAAAGACTGGTGCCGCTGGTTCTGTGTCCCAAAATTGCATTACTTAATCTCCACTAAATAATAGTTAGACTTAAATCCATCATTTTCAAATGAAACATGAGCTAATCCATTTGGTGAAATCTTCAATGAAGATGATTTTGCACCCTTGTTAGCATTAAGGATTTCCTTTAAGTACTTAGCTGAGAATGATATTGGTTCTACATCACCATCACACTCACATTCTACATTGATTGAGATTCTGTTAGAGTTAATCTTTGAATAACCTAAGATTACTTCACCTTTGTTACTTTTACAACTAAATGTAAATGTATCTGAATCAGATAATGCACCTTTAGACTTTACGAATTTGTTTACGAAGTCATTGTCCATTTTGATAGTAGATGTAAAATCAGGTAATTGTTTCAAATCTGGAACAACAGGTATTACAGAAAGGTCAGCCAACATATAGTTTACTGAAGTACCTTTATCTGAGAACACAAGTGCTGCGTCACCTTCTTTTACACTAATATCTGAATCTAATACAGATAATAGTCCTTTTAATTGAGATGTAGTGTAAACACCATACTCTCCATTTGGAAAGTCTTTGTTATCACTACTTACATTTCCTAATAGGGTCTTATCATCAGAAATGAATTTTACTGACAACCCTGCATCTGTTGAATCAATCTTTACTGATTCTACCTCACCACCCAAATTATATCGAGTAATGAACCCTTCAAACGAGCTTTTTTTCATAATTTACTTTTTACTATTGATTTATTATTATACTAATATACGAAATTTATTTTTAAAATCCAAACCATTTTAACATTTTTAATCGTCTTTTTTTGAAATGGTATATATAAATGTTTTTTGGTTTGGTCTTTTCATACTTTGCTTTACCATTTTCAAGTGCTTTTCTAATCTCTAACGCAAATGGTTTAAACTTACCATTATGTTTAGTTCTAATCGTTTTATCGTGATATCTAAATCCATTATACATAATAACACGACCTGGTTGAGTTTCACCTTTAAATTCAAAGTTTGTAGCTTTGTAAACCACACCCTCATGTCCAAATGATTTATCTGCATATGATATAATCATATCTAAATCGGTGTTTCTCTGTAACCATCTAAGAGTCGAACCTATAAAGTAAGACTCTGTATTTTTAGGTGTATCATCTACACAAACTAATCTTTTTAATTCTAATATTTTATCAGGATTATTTGTATACTTTTGTTCTACTCCACCCATTCCAATCTTACCATATACAATTGCCCCAATCATATTGTTACCATCCATTAACTTAAAACAATATGAAGTTTTTAATCCATTCATATTTTTAGAGTAATGGTATTTTTCAATAAAATCAACTACTTGACTTCTTGGACACTTTTCAACTATGTAATTTGTTACACTCATTAAAATCCAAAAAATTCTGAAGCTTTATTTAGATTTGGATTTGGTTTCTCCCAATCCATAGCTTTATAGAAGTCATCAAGTTTATTTTCTAACTCCTTTTCCCAAATTTTATCGTAGTCAATATATTGTTCTACAAGATTTAAAATCTGAGGTGGGTCATTGTGACCTTTTAGTCCTGTCGTATCTAATCCGAGAGGATTCTTTTTCAAATATACCCACTTAATCTTATCACCATCTTTCATTGGTTCGTACTTGTATGGTACTTTATAGAAAGCAAGTAATTGATTATATGTTATTGCTGCCTTAACATGCGCAGGTGACCCCTTTTGGAATTCACCTAATACTTGTGTCTTTGTTGTATACTTACTCATACCTTTGACCGCTGAGTTCTTTGCGATATCAATGAATGGTCGGTCTTCCATACCTTTTTTGTAATCAAGAATCTTAGTATCAATCTCCTTTTTATCAACCGACCTTAGAATATCTAACAAAACAGTCTTCATAACTTCCTTAAAATATGTTGGGAATGAACTTCTTTTTACATCCAATCCTTTCACATCTAACTTATCACAATCAACTTCATTATCATTGATAATCCATTGTGCGTATCTTTTCTTTGATACCCAAAACCCACCCTTTGCAATCGTTTCTTGTTTAATATCAAATTTATGTGTATCGATGTTAAATAACTTTTTTGCCATCGTATCATAAACTTTGTTGATATGACCTTCGACTTCTTTTGCTGCGGATATAATCGCAGGAATCATTTCTTCATCCGACTCTTCATTAAGTTGTGGATTCCTAGCTTTTACTAACGGCGCTGCTTGATAAAAAACAGAATCAGTATCGGTATAAACATTGTAGTCATCTTCTTTTCCTATTACTTTTGAATAATATTGATTTGCAATCAACTCAGTTGTTTTAATTACAGTTTGACCTGTAATTGTAGTTGCTTCTGCGTTATCCACATCGTAGAATCTGAATGATGGTAATCCCAACACCCCATACAATGAGTTTAACATAATCTTTTGTACTAATTGTCGTTTACCATAAAACTTGTATTGTTCGTCATTACCTTCTTTACCATACTTTTTCATCAAGTCTTTGTATTCAACTCGTTTGTCAAACCAAACACTTAGTATTTCAGGTATAACTCCAACTTTATCTGTTCTATATAAAACACCATTTGCAGCAACAGAGTATCTATTCTTTTCAATAAACTTTAGAAATTTATCTTTAGGTAGTGGTGGAAACTCATTACCCTCATCATCCAAAATAGAGTAAGTATCAATCTTACCTCTCATATGGTCTTCTGCTACATAATTCTTAAGTTTACCAATCTTAGTTTCAGGTGAGATATTGATACTCATAATGATTGATGGATATAGTGATGTTAAATCCAAATCATAAACCCATTTGTAAAGACCAGGTTTTGGTTCTTTTACATATGCGCCTGTAAACTTCCCTTCACCATCAGACCCATCTGCGTTTCGTTTCTTTCTCCATGGTTTATTGGGTGCTACCCTACCACTCCTTCTAAGGAATGTAAGAATAGCTCCCTCTAACCATTTAGATGAAAACAGAAAGTCTTCGTAGAACACATGACCTGTATGACATATTGCCCTTGCTAAGTCAATGAATTGTAATTTCTTATCCAAGTCAACTACCAACTCAACATCAACTAAGTTATACTCAATAAACTTTTCAATATCATCTCTGAATAGTTGGTCTAAGTTTCCTTCATACTCAATCTTACCTCGACCTAACTCAATTGTTGCAACAGTATCTAATCGATAGTTGGGTAGTTCTGTAAAGTTATAACACTTATATAAAGCGAGATAATCTAATGCAGATACTCCTGCAATAATATATCTGTTTCTGTACTTGTTGTATGATACTTTACCAATTGGTGATAATTGATTTGCATATTGTTGACCGAATAGTAGTTTATATCTATTGTAAAGATATGTAACATCAAAGAAATCAATATTCCACCCCGTTACAATAGTTGGATTTATCTCTCTCCACTTGGACATAAACGCTGATAATAATCCCTCTTCAGTATCAAATGATTCTACCTTTGCACCTTTGATTGTTTTATCAATCTTTTCACCTTTGTTAACTACATAGACAAAATAGTCATTTGTAATTGAGTCATGTGCTGCGATTGAAGTAATTGCGTTACTTGCAGTTTCAATATCAGGCAACCCACTATTCATTTCAACCTCAATATCAAATGTTAGAATTGTATGTCCTGTTGATAGTTCGTCTGAATCACCATACTCATCAATTAGAAACCTCGTCATTTCATTAACATCAGACTCATATAATTTTAAGTCATCATCTTGTTTCCAATAATTTAATTTCTTAAGTCGTTCACCATGAATGGATTGATGTGCTCCATTACCATCTCTTACATAGGCGTACCTACGATACTTAGATGTAAAGTAACCTTTTTCATCATCCCAACAATGGATGATAGACTTTTCTTTTTCGAAGAATACATTTTGATACATATGTTAAATATACGAAATTATTTTGACTTTACCAAAAGTTAACTGCGTTTTCTGGCGTATAAGTTTCATGTTTTTCAATAGGTGGTAAAAACTCCTCAGGGTCTTTTGGATACGGACTTGTTTTATGTTTTAACATCTTACTAAGTTTTCGTTTCTCAGATTTGTTTTGACCTAAGATTTGAATGTACCTATGTTTAGGTGCTTCTTTCTTTCGCCAAAAACATGATTTGTTTTGTTTACCTATTTCTGTTTTTAAGTGTTCTACATTATGTGAACCCCATTTTGAGAATACAGTTCTCGAATGAATCCAATTGTAAGGATTTTCAGTTAGTGATACTGAATAGTTTGGCATTAGTTGTATATCACGACAATCTTGATATAACCAATTAGTTGCTTGGTAAATGCCACCGAGGTGTAATTGTTCAGGGTCTGCGTAACTCAATAACATCTTAATATTTGGTGCATTTTCTCTCATCCATTTAAAAGACTGACCCATTGAGTATGATTCTACATTTGAACCATATCCATCGTGTATAAACAATCTTGTCAATTCTAAACACTCATCTTTTTCTAAACCATCAATTACAGACTTAATCGCTGAACGACCTACGGGATATCCATATACCAAACAACCAATTAGTTTTTCACTACCAAAAAACTCACCATCACCTTTGTAATACACACCAAGTGCGTATCTACACATTGTCCATGCGTGAGAGTAGTGATACTTCACTATCATATGTTTTGCAACACTTTTATTGATTTCTCTGATTGAAACCTTTGAGGCGTCTACATAATGTTTATTAGGTTCTTTCAATTGGTTCTAATTTTTTTATTTCTTCTTCAAATAACTCACCCTGTTTAGGATATGGTAGTGAAGGATATTTTAAACTCTTTAATATACGACTTTTTTTTGACTTATCCAAAATATAAATGTATCGATGCTTTCTTGGTTCTTTTTTAATCCAAAAAGTTTTACCAATTACCTTTTGTATTTTGGTGGGGTTATTAGTTCCATAATATGGAAATATTGTTCTACCATGTTGCCACTCCCCATTTTCTTCAAACTTAAATAACCAACTATCATTTGGTCTTATTCTATTTCCTTGGTATACCCAATTAGTTGACTGATATACAGTTCCTAAATGACCTGCTTTGGGGTCTGAGTATGAAATTAATCCTTTGATGTGTTTTGCGTAGGTTCTTAACCACTTAAATGTTTGACCTACAAACCAACTTTCAATGTTACATCCGTATCCATCAAATACAAATAATCTTGTAAGTTCTAATACTTCTTTTCTATCCAATAACTCTGATATTGATTGCCCAGAGTGTCTTCCGATTGGGTCACCATATGTTGCAACACCGATTAACTTATCTGTCGATGAAAAGAAAGAGTGTGAGTTATCCTCAATATACAATCCCAAACAATAACTAACCTTTGTCCATATACCACTATAATGGTTTTTTATGATAATGTCCTTTGCTACTGATTTTGAGATAGGTCTTACGGATAACTTTGAAATATCTGTATACTCTTTCCCTTTAATTTTCATTGATACTCGTTAAACTCACCAAATAGTAAGTGTTTCCAAGTTTCACCTCTAACAATTTTTCTTATGTTAGCAGGTGATACTCCATTGTTTCTTGCCAATACTCTAATATTACGATGACCCACTTGCCATAATTTACGAATAGACCTTACTTGTCTTTCCGTTAATTTATGTTGTGGATGTAATTCACCTCTTAATGCCATTCTAAATCTTTTCACTAATATACGAAATTTATTTTAATTTTCCAAAATTATATCACCACTTTTTAATCCACTTGGTTCGATATCCCATAGATTAATTGCTATTGCGTGTCTTGTACCACGAGTAACTTTAGTAACTCTATGTGGATGGGCGCCTGCAGGGAATATAACCAGTCTATTATACTTTGGTTCTAATCTTTCAGGTTCACCATCTTGACCATGTGGATATATTTCAAGATAACCACCATCAATATCATTTTCCCAAGGATAGTAAACTGTTCCAATTATTGGTGTAATAATTTCGTTTGTTCTCCAGTAATGTGCTTCGTCTTTGTCAAAATGGAATGGTAGTTCATCCTTTTCTTCAAACTCTGAGTAAATGCCTGTCCAATATTCGAATCCTGTAACACTTAATGGTTCGTATGGTGAGTTCTCACCCCAAATGTATTCTATCAACCTTTTTTTAAGTGTATCGGTAGGTGAATTCCACCAACCATCCCACCACATATAACTTTTATCATTAAAAAATGTGGTGTCATTCTTTAAATCATTCAATAGACTTTCGTCTTTTATAAAATCATCTATTACTATCATAAACTTTCTACTTTCTTAAGTGCGGATGCGATTACTTGATGCATATCATAGTATTTGTACTCTGCCAACCTACCACCAAATATTACTTTATCTTGACCATCCGCAAGTTTTTTATATTTGTTATACATCTCATTGTTAATTTTATCATTTACAGGATAATATGGTTCTACCCCTCTTTCGTAAAGTTGTGGATATTCCCAACTAACATAAGTTCCTTTTTGATTCTGATTATCAAAATGTTTATGTTCTATGGTTCGAGTATAAGGTGTTTCTGAATCCGTATAGTTCATTAATGCACATCCTTGATAATTATCTTTTGATTTATACATTTTATGCATCCAATGTAAAGACTTGTATTCTAAGTCACCATATTTGTAATCGAAGTACTTATCAATCGGACCTGTATAAATTACTTTATTACCCATATCATCCCAAAAGTCTTTTTTATCAAAATAATCCGTTTCTGTAAATACTTCAATACCTTCTAATAGTCTTTCAAATATCTGAGTGTATCCACCGATTGGTATTCCTTGATATTTGTCATTGAAGTAATTGTTATTATATGTGTATCTTACAGGCAATCTTTTGATAATTGACTTTGGTAACAACTTAGCTGGCTTCATCCATTGTTTTTGGGTGTAACCTTTTATTAACTTTTCGTAAATGTCGTCACCAACAAGTGCTTTCGCCTGTTCTTCTAAATTAGTTGGAGTATCCTTAAATCTTTGTGATTCAATCCTTTGTTTTGCTCCTTCGGGTGTCGTTACACCCCACATTTTGTTGAATGTATACATATTGAAAGGTAACGGATATATTTCACCCTTATAGTTTGCAACTATATTCAATTGGAATTGATGAAAATCTACAAACTGATTTATCCAATGCCAAACCTTATCATTATTTGTATGAAATATATGTGGTCCATATTTGTGTACATGAATACCTTCTATTTCTTCGGTATAACAATTACCACCGATGTGGTCTCGTTTTTCTAATACAAGAACCTTTTTACCTTTTTCTCTAAGTTCGTATGCACATACTGCACCAAAGAATCCAGAACCTACAATAATGTAATCGTATTTAGCCATTCAATCCTCTTAATGCTTTAGTATGAAGTTCTTTTGGATATTCACTTGTATCGTAATATGCGGTATCCTCTATTATAAACTGAAGATTTGGGAATGGGTTTTTTCTGTTTAAATCTACTAACATTTTAGTACATTGTAATGCTTTACTAAAGTGTTTTCGTTCCAAGTATATTTCTGCCAATCTGGCGTATGATTCATTTCTGTCGTGACAAAACTCAACACTTTTATTCAACCACTCTATTTGTTTATCAATTTGACCCATCCACCTGTATGCAGCTGCTATTCCACAACAACACCAATAAGAAAATTCATCTTTTGTAGATGATACTAAATTATTCTCTTTGTACTCTGGATTTACTTTATAAAGATATTGTTCAAAATAAAATATACATCGTCTTGCAAACTCTTTCCTATGGTCTTCACCAAATGGAAAATTATCACCAAGTGTATCGTGATAGGATTTTGCTATGTAGAATAAATGATAATTATCCTCTAAGACTTTATTGTTTGGGACTACATCAAGTTCTAAGTTTAATGCATCTTTTAAAAACTTCATTGGTTGTAACCAAGTTTGTCCATCGTTAGTTAGAATGTGTCTAAACTTTTTGTCTAATGGTACTCGTTGAAATCCTTCACCAACATCATCTCTATCTAAATAAATTGTCTCATGCGCTTTTTCTGGGTAGAATGCCCATGGTTCTTTTGCATTCCATAACCAAGTTCTAAAATACTTTACACCTGGCCCTTGACATGGTACATTGAAACTCTGAATGGATGTATCGTTAAATACAGACCAATCAAAATCATCATCCACTTGTAATTGTTCGTCTGCATCAACTCTAAGTATCCAATCACACCCATGGTCTGCACTTAATGCAGTTTTTATACAATGGTCTCTGTTTATTCCATGACCCTTCCACCAATCTAATTGATATAAGAAACCAGGTATTCCTTTAGCTTCAAAGAAGTTCTTAATTATATCTTGTGTTCCATCAGTTGAACCATTATCTTGAATAACCCAATAGTCGATATACTCGTAAACACTCTCTAACATCCTTGTGATGACATGAGCTTCGTTATTTACCATTGTGTTAAAACAAAACTTTGCAGTAGTGTTTTTCATAACTTATTAATTGTTTTTATGCAGATAGATATTCGTTTACAGGTTTTACACCAATGTGTCTTTTCACTTCAACTCCACCTTCTAATAACACAACAGTCGGTACACTTCTGATTCCGTACTTTTGTGCAAAGTCTGGTTGTTCATCTACATTTATTTTATTTACGGGAATAGTATTCCCCACCTGTTCCATTACGGGACTCAACATTTTACATGGACCACACCATGGTGCTGAAAAGTACAAATATTCTTTCATTACTTACCTTTTTTTAATTAACCATCACAGGATACACAATCGGGGTCTAATGCTCGTGCTGCGATATCACCACGAAGGACAGACTCCGTTCTCATATAATATAAAGTTTTGATTCCTTGTTTCCATGCTTCTAAAGTAACTTGATTAATCCACTTTGGACTTGCTTCAGATGGAAATGCCAGATTCAACGAAACTCCTTGGTCAATATATTGTTGTCTAACACCCGCTTGTCTAACCAATTCTAATTGATTAATCTCTTTGAATGTTTTAAAAACATCTTTGACCCAAAAGACTTGGTCTTTATCAAATGCTTCTTGAGGAATGTCTTCTCTTTTTAAGAGTTTACCATCAACATATCCCCAATCGTCCAATTCTTTAATATCTTGAACTGAACCACCATCTTCTAAAACTTTATCCCAAGTTCCTTTTTTGTTAATACCCACTTTTCTAAATACCTTTTCTAATTCAAGGTTTTTACGAATGAATGTTCCCTTTGCCGTTTGTTCCGTAAATACATTGGAAGGCCAAGGTTCAATTCCTGCGGATACATTACCACTTAATTTAGAATTAGAAACAGTAGGAGCAATTGCTCTTAAGTGTGTGTTTCTAAATCCACTATCTTTACACCATAATGGTTCACCATACTCGGTAGCCATATCTCTTGATGCTCTTTCTGATTCAATCTTTAACTGAGAAAAAATCTTACGAGTTTCAAATTGAGCAGGTAATCCTTCAAAGGAAATACCTTTTCTTTGTAAGTAAGTGTGCCATCCTAAGACACCCAAACCTAATGCTCTACCTTTTTCTGCTGAACGAACTGCGTTTTCAAATCCTCTCATATTCTTAGCTTTTTGTAAGAATTCTGAAAGTACACCATCTAAAAAGTATGTAGCGGTGTATATTAAATCTGTATCTTTCCACTCATCGTACTTTGCTAAGTTGAGTGAGGATAAACAACAAACAAAACTATGTGATTCATCTGTATGTAATGTGATTTCAGAACAGATGTTTGTCATATGGACTTTTAATCCATTGTTTTTGTACATTGGTGGATTTGCTTTGTTGATATTACCTTTATACATTATATAAGGTTCACCTGTTGCTTTTCTTTTTTGAAGTACTTTACCCCATTTTCTTCTTGCTTCTGGGTCAGCTTCTTCTAATCTTCTCATAAACTTATCACCAACAACTACACATTGATGTAAATTTAAACATTGTCTGTTTACATCACCCTTTGGTTCTCTGATTTCAATCCACTCATCAAAATCACCATGTTCGATGTTTAAGTTTACGGATGCTGCTCCTCTTCGTACTGCTCCTTGATTTGTAGCAAGGATTGTAGAATCATAAATCTTAGCAAATGGAACAACACCATCGGATGTACCATTTTGAGTAATATTAGAACCTGCAGGTCTAATCATATTTAAACCTACACCTACTCCACCACCATGTTTGGCGAGTAACATCATCTCTAAGTTCTTTTTACCGATATCATTTATTGAGTCTGCGACATCAATTCCAAAACAACTGATTGGTAGTCCTCTGTCTGTACCTGTATTTGATAGTACAGGTGATGCTAAATTTAACCAACCTTTCCAAATGTAATCAAAGAATTTTGATGCAAGTTGTGGTTTTTCTAATCTACGAGCTACTGCCGTTGATACTCTCCAATATGCATCTTTTGGTTTTTCTCCAGGTAGTAAATAACCATTTGATATAGTTTTTACATATATTTCTGTATTTGCCCAAACGGGAAAATCCGTACCTATTTCCCATTCTAAATGTTCTGCGTGATTCTTCATAACTTGTTTTCTTAAAATATGTCGTCCCAATCTTCACCTTCATTTGCCTTACTATAATCAGTAGGCCTCAAAGCGAAGAAGTCTGTATGTGTTTGTCCACCTGTTAAGTGGTAGAACCAATCTAAATTAGATGCTTTTTCCTCATCAAAGTCAAAGATACCATTATATCCTAATTCTTTTAATTTAGAGTTTGTTCTTGATTTTATAAATTCTTTTAAATTGTCTGATTTTAGGTTTTCCAAATCACCCATCTCAAACATTTTGTCAATGTACTTAATTTCAAGGTCAACAATTAATCTTGCTGCCTCTTCAATTGATTCTTTACATTCATCTAATAATTCAGGATATTCATCACACATATGTCTGAATAACTGACATCCCATCTTAGAATGTAAAGATTCATCTCTTACAGACCATTTCATTTGCTGACCTATACCTTTTAACTTGTTTCTCATTTGAAATGAGTAAAGTACTGCGAATGAAGAATATAACGCCACACCCTCTGTAAATGCTGAGAATATAGCGAGTGATTTTCCTACTTCTTTTCTTGCGTCTGCATTAGATTTTAAATCTTCATGAGTATATCTGTTTGTTATACTTGCAAGGTTCTCAAATCTCTCTGCCGTTGCAGGTTCATGTAAAAATGCCTCAAAGTCTTCCAAACCTAATGATTCGTTTAGATATGAATATGCCGTTGCGTGAATTGTTTCTTGTGAACCAAACATCATCGCCATCTGTTTTATCTCATGCTTTGGAAACCAATCGGTAACCATATTAGTCCAATAATCAGATACCGCACATTCAGTTTGTGCAAACCCAAGTAATATATTACCGACTAAGTTTTTTTCTTCAGGTGTTAAATGTTCGTTCCAATCTTTGATATCCCCTTGCATTGGAATTTCAGTATGTAACCAAAATGCCTGTGCTTGTTTCAACCACCCCTCTGTATAATATTCAGGGTATTCAAAAGGTTTAAATGGGATACGATTGTCAAATAATGCCATAGTAATTTTTATAGATTTATATTATACATTTATGTTCTTGTCGGTTTTAATATATATGATTAAAAATCGATATCACCCGACATTTCTTTATATTTTTGCGCTAATTCCTTTCTTACTAAACTCTCCCCTTGTTTCATCTGGGTAGTAGTTTTTCTACCATCAATGGAATCATCGTTGTAAATATGAATTTGGCCTGTTGAGAAGTTTGCTTTAGATGGGAATGTCATTCCATCTGGCCCAAACCTATTTTTAATAACATGCCATCTACCCGTTCCTGCAAGTTTGTCTTCTATTTTACGAGATAATGATACTACAAAGTCTGCGGTCATCATTTTAGAGAATGAACCTGCGATTTTTGTACCTGTAATAATATCATCTTCTGCACCACTACGATTAATTTGTGATGCCGTATAAACGGGAACTTCATATTCACCTGCCATACCACGAAGGTCTTCGATAATTTCTTCTAACTCTTCGTGTCTTTTTTCTTTCTGAGGACCTCTAAGTAAGTCTGCGTAATCAACAATAACTACATCAGGTTTCTTACCTTGTAAAATCATCTTGTCCATATGGGCTTTTAATGATGTTACACTTGCGGTTTTGGTTGGATAATGTTTTACAACTAAGTCACCCTTTACATTTTGGACTGCCTTCTCGACATCTTCCATATTAAATTTCAAGTTTCCTACTGCTACTCCACTTAGTACGGCATCATATCTCTGACCAACATAACCTTCATTTAATTCAAGAGTATAGTGTGCTACTATCTTCCCTTGTTTCATTGCGTTAACCCCAATGTTTACTAACGACCAAGACTTACCAATACCAGGAGGTGCTGCGAATAAAACTAACTCACCCTTACCAAAACCACCTTGTGTAATTTCATCAATAACTTGCCAACCTGTTGAGACTACATTCCTAACTGTATCTTCATATCTTTCGGTAATCATAGATTTGTACTCATGACCAATATCAGAATCTTGACCTGCTTTCATAGCAGTATCAATGTTTTTCTTTATCATATCGTATTTCCCACTTTCTAATAATGGTACTGAATCTAAGATTGCGTTTTTGATAGATTGATTTTTACAGAAGTCAAGAACTTGCTCTTTTACAAATTCTAAATCATCACTTTCTAAATGATTCCATGCAAATTTTAATGTATCAACTACCGAAGTTTTTAATACATCTCTTTCTATGGTGTTTATTTTGACTTTGAGAACATCTAAGGTTGGCATCTTCTCAAATTCATGCATATACTTTAGGATATTTTTTACTAACCACTCTGCTGATTCAGCATCAAAGTACTCTGGCTTAATAATATCATATATCTGTCGTGTAAACGACCTATCTGATAATATAGAAGATATAACTTTATTCTGAAATGAGGTACTGAACTTACTTCCTAATTTTTCCATAGACTACAATATACGAAATTATTTTTTAATATCAAAGTGATTCTTAAGATAATTGTCTAATGATGTAAATGAATTTCTTAACCACGAATCTACATTTGCAAATGCGGTGTATAATTTGTCATACATAAACATCTTTTTGAACTCTACTATGTTTAGTTGAGGTTGGTGTACATCCATCATTTCTCTAACATTAGATGTAATTGATGAAGATATCTCAGGGTCAGATAATTGCATTAACCCATAATTCATATTTATTGTATCTAAATTGTCCATAAGTTTTTTTGACAACTTCTCATCACACTCTTTAGAACATTTCTCTATGAATGTATCTAAAGAAAGGTGATTTTCCGTTAAAAACTTCATTTTAGATTCAATTGTCTTAATACCAACACCATTTACACCTTTTATGTTATCTGATTTGTCACCCATTAAAACTCTGTAAAATATAAGATTTTGTGCACTTACTCCGAAGTCTTCTTTAACTTCTGTTTCAGTATACATTTTCTTTTTAGTGGGTGTATACACTTGGATTCGGTGATTTACTAATTGTAAAAAGTCCTTATCAGATGAAAGAATAGTTACCTGCTTTTCAAAGTAATGATTTGCAAGATATGCTATAATATCATCTGCTTCTACATAATCTATATAAGTCATTGTTATCGGTAATATCTGTAAGTACTCAATTAGTCTCTTAAATTGATTCCTCATAGATACTCGTTGGTCTTCTAAGTCCTCATATCCTGCAAGTCTATTTAACTTAGTTAACCCCGTTCTACCTTCCTTATATCCCTTATATACGGACTTTCTTCTGTTTGAACCACCTTTTCCATCAAAGACTATAATAACACGAGTTGGTTTTAATCTTCTAATCGTTGCAGCGGTGGACAAGAGAAACCCTGTCACACCACCACAATGTTCACCATCATCATTTAAAGCAGGTACTGCTCCAAATACTCTAATGAATTGATTAAGACCATCAATGATAAGAACTCTATCATTGAGTGATTCATTTTTAGTTGTATTATATTCTTTGTTTACTTCCTTAAGAAGTTCTGCGTATTTACTATTCATCAAAATCTGTTACTTCAACATTATCAATATTTGCCTCTTCACTTGATTTCTTGTATGCCATAATATATGAATTACAGATTTCTTCGTAAAGAGATTCTTTTAGCTCAGGTCTTTCTTCGAGAATGTCTTCAAAATTCTTTGCTTGGAATTTTAGTTCCTCACCTGTCGATTTGTCAACATAAGTGTACCATGCACCACTTTGAGTTACCAACTTATATGTTTTCATCATTTGTAACCATGAACCATAATTGTCGATACCACTATCAAAGTAGATATCATAGTCAACTGAACGAAGAGGTGGTCCCATTCTATTCTTGATAACTTGAGCACGAGTTTTGATACCAACTACTTGGTCAACCCCACCTATTTTAGATTTAAGTTGTCCCATAGATTTTAGTCTTAGTCTACAAGATGAGTGGAATGCTATTGCTTTACCACCACTTGTAGTCCAAGGGTCACCAAATGAAACACCTAATCTTGTTCTTAACTGATTTGTGAATATTAATGAGATTCGTTCTCTACCAATAAGATTAGTAACTTTTCTCATAGCTTTAGAGATAATAATAGCTTTCTGAGTTGCATAACCTGCTTGGTCATAATCTGCTGATAACTCAACCTTAGTTGATGCACCAGCAACAGAGTCTACTACTATTGTTACTAACTTCTTCTTATCAGAACCTCTTACGGATTCTATGATAGAGTCGATTGCTTCAAATATATCTTCTACGGATTCAAGAGGAACATATAACATCTTTTCGATATCAATTCCAATAGCCGCCAAAAACTCAGTATTACAAGCATTCTCAGTATCTATGTAAACACCAAGACCACCCTTCTTTTGAGTGTCTGCTATTGCGTGTGCAGCTAGTAATGATTTTCCACTTCCTTCTAAGCCAGTAATCTCAGTTATACGACCTACTGGTAGTCCACCATTTGGTCTGTTTGAGATTGCCAAATCTAACATTGGAGAACCTGTCGAAACCCACCCATCAAGGTCAGTTGGAGTTTGTTCCCCACCATCCAAGAAGTAAGCCACCTTGTGGGTGGTCTTAAACTTCTTGTTTAGATTGGTAGCTAAGATGGAAGATAGTTCATCACGAACTGATTCTTTCTTCTTCTTTGCCATAAATTATTCGTTAAATAAGTCGTCAAACGCCTCTTTTACATTACTTGCTGGAGAGGTTGCAGTTGTAGTTTCTTTAACTTCAACTTTAGGTTCTTCTTTTTTATCAGAAACTTCACCTGTATCTAACCATTCTTTCAACATTCCTTCCATTTCCTCATAAGAAACTTTTTTGAACATATCACCAAGAACGATTTGGTCTTTAGAGGTTTCTAAAATGTTCTTATCCTCTGAGATAGGTGTTGTATTAGGTTTTACTCTGATGTATGTCTCAGGGTAAGTTTTACCTAATTCTGCAGCAGTTTTAAATTCTACTGTTACATCTCTACCATTCACAGGGTCAGTTAAATCACCATAGTCAGGGTCAGCGAAGAATCCAAGAAGTTCTTGGTATACATTCTTACCGAATCCCCAAAACTTAACACCTTCAGACTCTTCACCTCTAACGATGATAGGAACATAAGTTCTCATCTTTGGAGTTAATTTTCTTGAAAGTTGGTAATCGTTTCTGTCACCTGTTGCTTTCAACTTTTCTGCAAACTCTAAAATAGGGTCTGCTTCACCAAAAGAACTTGGGCTGATAATGTTTTTACCACCAAATCCAAAATGGAAATAAAGTTCGATGAACGGGTTAGAAGGATTGTGAACATAAGGAAGAATCCTTACTTGTTGTTTGCCGGGTTGTGGTTTCCACAAGTTGTCGGTCTTTGTTACTTTGGTCTGAAGAGAATTCAGACGATTGCGGATTGCGTTTAAATCAATTGCCATAATTTACCTTTTTTAATTATTAATTATTTATGTTAGTCACTAATATACAACATTTGGTTGACAAATCCAAATATATTCTTAATTATTTTTTATTTTGTTCTTTTCAGTACTACTATAAATATGTAAAAATATTTAATAACGCAGTTTATATGAATTAAACAAGATTAGTTAGTAATCCCTCGTTGACGAGTTCCAAATAGTGCTTTTTGTAATCTATATCTTCCATATCACCTTGTCTTAATTCAATAGGAGTACTGTATTCTTGATTCATTGCGAGTATACGCATTGATTGTTCAAAATCAGGTATTCTATCATATAACTTCATCCCATCATAGTACTCAACAAACGGATTCTTTGCGTCCCAATTTGTATGAATCATTAAATCTTGTTCGTACCATCTGAATCTCTTGCCTACTTGTAATGTTCCTGTTCCTGTTAACCACTTACTTCGAGGTTTACTCGAATCGTATGGATTTTGGATTGGTCGTCTAATATCTTTTTCATAATACCATGGCCACATTTCGTGTTGAAGCATCCAAACCCCATCTTTAAATTTTGTTTTAGGTGCATATGAGTGTTTAAGCATTTCTTCATGAACTTCGGAATCAAAATTAGAACCAGCTGAAATGTGCTTTACATAAGTGTAATATCTTTGAAAGGTTTTGTATTGTTCTTCTAATGGACTATTAATGAACACAAGGTCAATACATTCCCATGCCATTCTGAATATCTTTATTACATCTTCGTGTAGTATTGGTCTAACTAAATCCCCATACTCTCCAAACTGAACTCTAAGAAAATCTAATTGCTCTCTTGTAAAGTCATGTACTACATATATCCATTTGAAGTGTTTAGAGTCTACAAATTTTTGAATTAACTCATCATCAGTATAACCGACTATAACCGCAGTTCTTTTTGGTTGTAAATCAACTGGTACAGATTTACCACTACCTATCTGATAATTGTCTTTATGAAAATTGTGTCTTATGATACATGATAACATATCATCAAGACCATTATAACTTTTTTGCATATAATTTAGTTTACATTGACTATTCTAAATAAACTTGTATTTAATATTTTGTATCCATCACCATCTGTTAGAATCATAGAGTTTCTATAACTATCCCAATCAATTTTATATGTTTTATCCTCAACACCACCATTTAAGTCTACAATCAATCTATTCAATGCGTTGATTGTGTAAATAGTGTTTGACTCTTTCTTACGATGTGCTAATATAGTACTTCCTAAGAATTTTCTTTCATTGTTTGGTATGATGTTATAACTAATCACTAATTCTTGTGATGGTTTTAATTTTAAAATAAATATCTTTCTACTATAAAGGATGAATGAGTCTTGAATAGTTTCTAAAACCGATTCAAATTCAGCTTCATTAGTAAATGTACATAATAATTGCGTTCTCACCCATATCCCTTATTTTATCTTTAAAGCTGATTTAACTTTTCCTAATGGAAGTTCTTGTGTACCTTCAAAGTTGTAACTATATCTACCAGATGAATTAGTTCCCATTCTAAATTGGGAATATTTCATATCACCTGTTGTTTCATTTATACCTGTTAATCCATATCCCGTCATTGTGAAATACTTACCATCTTTTGCGTTTGTTCTTAAAAAGAATACCGTTGTATCTGATAAGTCTTTTGACAACTTGTCTTGTACAAATTTTTCAGAACCAGGAAATTGTTTATATGTAGTTCCTTTTCCATCTTTATCTACACCAAAGACTTTATATAAAGGTAATGTTGTTTTACCATATATCATTTCTTTCTCTATCTCTATTAGTTGTGAGTATAACTTTTTTGCATCGCCAGATAAATCACCCAATATACTTTTAAGTACGATTGCTGATTGAAAGTTTGTCAATAACTTAGCAACAGTATCTTTTGATACAGGTGCAGTTAAAGAGAGTTTTTCATATCCGTTATAGTAAAATGCTGGATTTGATATAGCTGAACTATACAATGCTTTTAGTTTAGTATCCACATTAGTTACTAATTTATCTAATACTTTTTGATTTGTTGCGATTTGTTCAAAAGAATCATATATAGATGGTTTCTTAGCTTCATTTAGAATACCTTCATGTAACCCTGCTCTTAGTAATTCTTTTTCTAATTTTTTAACTTCAGATTTTGGAGATTTTTTTAATCCCTTGAATATCTTTTTTGAGAATCCAAATAAGAATTTCCCTAATTGAGAAATTTTCTGTAATAAGTTAGAACCAATACCTTTTATAAAAGCAACACCCTTATTTAAAAAGTCTCTTAATCCCTCATTCAATTGAACTGACTCTAATGCCAAATTCTTAACATCCTCAGTACCCAATAACCCATACTTGTCTTTTAAGAATCCGTATATTTTACCTAATTGAGCTCCACCTTCTGCTTTTTTGAGTGATACTTGTATAAACTTAATACTTGTACCAGTTATTGTACAAACACCCTTTTTATCATATTCAACAGGTAACCCTTCACCTAACTTAGATATAAGTTCAGACGATGGGACATTGGATATAACACAATCAGCAGTATTATCTTTTACACCATCTACTAATTCAGAACGCTCAGTAGCTTGATAATATCCTTTTATATTTTTATGAGTTATAAATGCACCTTTAAATTTCATATCATCTGTAAACTTGGTCATACCTGCCATTAATTGTGCTATCAAGAAATAATCACCGAGTGGCATCGTATCTAATTTAGATAAAATCTCATTAGGTTTTGCG